GATTGGATGGGTACTAAAAACAGACGAGGATAGCTTTGACTTTGCTACCAAGAAGCGAACTAAGTTCGTATATGATAATGAAGTCATCGAAGTATACTCAGAGTCTGAAGATAAGTTATTTCGAAAATTAAATTCGGGGTTGTTTCGGTCTGGTTTGCTCAAAGAGTATAACGAAGAAAACGAGTTAGTTGACTCGCCAAACTTTGTAAACGACGCTGAAATTCTGCGCGTAATCGAGATTCGATCTGTAGCTGAGTTTGAAGCAGCCTTAAAGAAATTTGATGCTGTTGCAACCCTTGAACGTATAAAACAACAACTGGTTGATCAAGGAAAGTCAGTAAAGAAAGTTCAACTTGTAGAGGCGCGCCTTAAAGAGGTTCGCGATGTCGTGGACTGATCAAGCATTAAGTATACGAAATGCTGCCGAGGCTTTTCTTGTGGATACTTGCACTATTCGAAGATTTAACGGATACGGAGCAGTAGATGGAGAATACACTGAGTCATTTTCTGATGTAAATAATGTTCCCTGCCGATTAATCAACCGGCAGGGTTCAGTACAACAACAGCCTGACTCCCAAGAAAGAGCCCTTCAGTTATTAATTTCAACAAATACAATTAAGATACAATTACCTTACGCAACTGAGGTAACCGAAAAAGACAAAATTGTATTTAATACCGTGACCTACGACGTTACGTATGTCCCAGCAAAGCATAGTCTTATGGGAGCATTTGTACTCCAGCTGGAAAAAAGAAAATGAACGCTCTTGAAGAGATAAAACAATTTACTGTGTACTTCGCAACTCTTCCAAAAAACATAGAACTTATCGTAAAAAATCAATTAGACCTAAGTATAAGAAGTTACTTAAGTTCGTTAAGTTCAAGCGAATTATACAAAAAAATTAGTAGTACTCAAGAGAAAAGCCTGCCAGTCTCTACATCGAAACCCGCAACTTCTCAATTTTTTAAATTTGACTCTTATTCTAGAGTAACAATTAAAAAACAAGTTGATGCCGACACGTATGATGTGCAATTTCAAAATGGGCAGCGGGAGAGGATACGCATTGCTGGTGTTGACGCACCGGAAAAAAATACTTTAGCTGGGCAGCGCGCTATTAAAGCTAGTCAGGCATTTTTTGCGGGCACTCCTGAAAATACGCACGTACTGTTAAACTCATCTGATAAGTATGATATGTACAATCGAAAAGTAGCAAAATTATCTTTTAAACATAGGGATTTAACTACTGAATTACTAAAAAGTCGTAATGGTGATGAAACTGTATTAGCGCAGGACACTGTGGAGACTAAGATAGATCCGACTAAAGAAGAAATTGATGCACTTGAAAATTACATACGAACCGCTGCAGTTATGGAGCTTTATAAGCTTTCCTATGACTTTGTTGCTCATATAACTAGCGATCGTATTCGAGTTAATTCTGTTAATCAGATTGTTGAGCAGGCAGTAAAATATGCGGTTGATAATGTGGACACTGATCTAGGAAAAAGCCTCAATAGCTTTATAAAACTAGTTTCTATGACTATTTACAAAAAATTTTCCTCACGTATAGTGAACCAAGTTAATAAAGAAGTAGCAGCACATATAAATAAACTGTTTAGGTAGGATGTACATGATAGTAAATGCTCTTTTCCCTAATATCTGGCGCATTGTAGCACGCGCTCTTACCCAAGTATCGGGCCAATATGGAGGGAGAATCTACTACGAGGTTGCTCCGCCGCAAGCATTAGTTCCGTATTTAGTCTATCAAATGGACCCGACACTAGGTAACATATATGGAATGTTAAATACTACCGCATGGAAAGGGATAATTACATTTCGTTCCTTGTCGACAAGTTTAGCAGACGCGTCAGATAGTTTAGGTGATTTATTGAATAAGTTGAACTACCCACTTGTAGTAAGTGGGATTGCTAATATAGCAATTCCGTATGAAGTTCAGTTTTATCCGTATAAAAGTTATACGTTCCCTGTTGAACGTTTAAATAACTCGGCAGTATACACGTCTGCCGTTGGAGTTGAGACATACATCACTCCAAAGTTAACGTGAATTTTAGGAGATTAACACATGTCAATTGTAAAAGGCATTGAGGGGTACCTCAAGATCTACAACGCCGGTACGTCTCAGTACGATAACGTCGATTTCGTTTCGCAGTGGCAGGCCTCGCTTCGTACTAATCAAGTCGATGCTGGTCCTTTCCTTAACGACAATGGTAAGATGTATACGTTTACGACTACCAAGCGTATCAACGGCTCATTTCAGATTACCTTGCCAATCGACAACCGGACTACGCACACGCGTTTGATTAACGTGTCGAACAGTGGTGAGTACATCGGTGTCAAGTTGGTTGCGAAGAACGGTTACACGATGACTATTCCTTCCGCCATCCTTACTGGCTATCAAATCACTAATGCCGCAAACAACGAAGTTACCATGAGTTTTGACTTTATGGATAATGGTGGGTTCACGGTGGCTCCGGCAGTTAACGGG